CTTTTACGCAGATAACCGCAAAATTATTGCTTTTTTGAAATAGGCTAAAGGTATGAATATTTCAAAAGTTTCGATAGATAATTTAAGCCTCGATCCAAATAATGCCCGTAAACATGACGATAAAAACATTAAGGCTATTGCTGAAAGTTTGAAGCAATTCGGACAGCAGAAGCCGATTGTCGTTTGGAAGAATACGGTTGTAGCCGGTAATGGAACTTTAGTAGCCGCTAGAAGTTTAGGGTGGACACAGATTTCTATTTCTGTTATTCCGGATCACTGGGATCTTGAAAAGGTAAAGGCTTATGCTTTGGCAGATAATCGGACTGCCGAGCTTGCAACTTGGGATAAAGAAATTTTAGATAGTCAGATTCTGGAACTATCTGAAGCCGGGTTTGATATGAAACTTTTAGCTTTTGAAGTTGAATCTGTTTCCTTGCCCGAGAATCTTTTGGATGATTCTGAAGAAGCAAGATTAGACCAGAGGGCTTCTATTATTTGCCCATCTTGTGCATGTGAATTTAGGAAGACTGCAACGGGTTTTGAAGTTGTTTGAAATTAAGTTAGTCAATCAACAGGCTGCCCTCTATGCAGTCAAGAATTGGCATTACTCAAAATCTTTGCCAGCTAGCAAACTGATAAGGTATGGAATTTTTGAAGATAATAAATTTATCGGGGTAATAATTTTTAGTCGAGGTGCAAGTCCGCATTTAGGTAATTTTCTAAACTTGGATCAGACAGAGATTTGTGAGCTTACAAGAATCGCTTTAGATAAACATGTGACCCCTGTAAGTCAATTAGTTGCATCATGTCTCAAACTGTTGAAGCAGAGTAGCCCCGGACTTAGATGCATTGTTTCTTTTGCCGATCCTAAAGAAGGACATAAGGGCGGTGTTTATCAAGCCGGTAATTGGTTTTATACAGGCAAAAGTAATCCAGTTGTTGAATACTATATTGATAGTAGATGGAGACATAAAAAATCTGTTTACGATCATCCGCAAAGACCTTATGCCCCTAATCGTACGATGCCCGGCAAATTTCGTTACTTGTATCCATTAGATAAAAACTTGCGGAGAAAACTTGCTAAACTATCTTTGCAATATCCGAATGCAGTTGAGGGCTTGAAGGTAAGCCATAGTAATTCCGTTACTAAAGTGCAGGTTCAACCCCTGCCAACTGCTCTAGAAAATATCTGATGCCAGCCGGAAGACCAACTAAGCCTGTTGAGGTGAAAAGGAAATTAGGCAATCCGGGTAAGAGGGCTTTACCTGATAGAAATGAAATTCAACTTTTAGAACCTATTTCTTTTATTCCTGAACCTGCTAGACCACTTTTGAAGTATGGACTTGAATTTTGGACTAAAGTTTGGGCTTCTGGTCTAACTTGGATTAGCCCTAATACTGATACAGAGATTCTTCTAATGACTTGTGAACTTGTTGATGAAAGATGGAATCTTAGAATCAAAGTTATGCAGGATAATGATTGGCGTGAGCGTAGAGCTTTGCGAGAACTTGATTCCCGAATAATAAGCAACCTTAGTCTTCTTGGATTTACTCCGGCAGATCGTAGCCGTTTAGGTGTCGCTGAAGTGAAAGCAATTAGCAAGATGGAAGCCTTGAAGCGTAGGCAAGAAGCTAGGGCTAATGAATCAAGTAAGTAGTTCATGGCCACCGGCTTGGCTTACTCCAACAGATTTACAGTTTGGATCTAAGGGTGAGGATGCGATTGATTTTATAAATACTTTCGTAACGCTAACTAAGGATTCTATTGCCGGTAATGCTGGTGAACCTATTCGGCTTAGACCTTGGCAGGAACAACTATTGAGAGAAACTTTAGCTTTAGATGAAAATGGGTTGTTTGCTAAAAGAACAGCACTTTGGGGCAAGGCTAGAAAAAATGGCAAATCCGCACTTATGACCGGTCTTGGATTGTGGTTTCTGTTTAACGGCGATGAAGGTGGAGAAGTTTATTCTTGTGCCGCTGAAAAAGAGCAAGCCCGAATAACTTTTGGTGATGCGCGAAAGATTATCGAGCGTGAACCTGAACTTGCTTCTATTTGCAATATTTATCGGGATGTAATTGAAGTTCCTGAAACTGGAAGCGTTTGGCGTGTTCTATCTTCCGAGAGTTACTCTAAGGAAGGTTTAAATGCTAGTGCAGTAATTTTTGATGAAGTTCACGCTTTGCAAGATCGTAAAATGTGGGATGTTATGCAGTTATCTATGGCTTCTAGAAGGCAGCCGATGATGCTTGCAACAACTACTTGCGGAGTAAAGTCCGATTCAACAGGACAGGATTCTACTGCTTATCAGCTTTATCAGTATGGGCAAAAAGTTGCTAGCGGTGAAATAGATGATCCTAGTTTTTATATGGCATGGTGGGAAGCACCTCTTGATGCAGATCATAGAGAGGAATCAACTTGGCTTGCCGCTAACCCCGGTTATGGTGATTTGAATTCTCGAGATGATTTCGCTTCTATGGTGAAGCGTACCCCTGAAGCAGAGTTTAGAACTAAGCGATGTAATCAATGGGTGTCTTCACAGAATGCTTGGCTTCCTGCTGGTGTTTGGGGAACTCTTAGAGTTGAAAAAGAAATACATGAAGATACGGAAATAATTTTAGGTGTTGATGGATCGTTCTCGGGCGATACAACAGCAATAGTTGGGGTTACTGTTCCTAAGTCTAGGGATGATAAACCGCATGTCTTTTTAGTGAAAGCTTGGGAGAAGCAGCCGACAGATAACGCTGAATGGCGTGTAGATACTTTAGAAGTTGAAGAAACAATAAAGATGTTTTGCCAGAAATACAGGTTTGTAAAAGAAATAGCGTTCGACCCTTTTAGATGGCAGAGATCAATGGCGGTATTACAGGATTTAGGTTTGCCCATCGTGGAGTTCCCTTCTACTAGCCCCCGAAGAATGATTCCGGCATGTCAAAAAGTTTTTGATTCTGTAACTGAAGCGACCTTAACGCATGACGGTAATCCACTTCTTGCAAGGCATCTCGATAACTGTATGTTGAAGATTGATAGCATGGGTGCAAGGATTGTTAAAGAATCAAGGAACAGTGCAAGAAAAATTGACGCTGCTGTTGCTTTTGTTATCGCATATGATAGAGCAAGCACTAAACTAGAATCGGATCCAATTCCAGATTTTTTTGTGTTCTAAGGATGAACTTGATACCAACAATTTTACAGGCACTTGGAATTACAGTTGTCGCTTTAGGTGCAGGTTTAGTTTATTTTCCGGCAGGGGTTCTAATTTTTGGGGCAGGGATTCTTTTATTTGGGCTTGCTTTAGATAAGGGCGGTAAGTGATGCTTCGTAATCTTGGCGGTGGTGAAAATAGGGCTATAAGTTTTCAAACTATTTGGGGTGCAGGAGATCTAACTTCTTTTGAAACTCAAGCCGGATCTTTTATCGATTATACGACTGCTCTAACAATCAATAGCGTTTGGGCGTGTGTATCTCTTATAGCGGATACTATTTCAGCTTTACCGGTGGATACTTTTATTCGCAAAGATGGTATTGCTTACCCTTATAGACCTAGACCGGCATGGGTTGTAAGACCTGATGCGATGATTAACTCAAATACTTTTTGGCAGCAAACTATGATTAGCCTTCTTCTTGACGGTAATGCTTTTGTTCGCATTTTCCGCGATCCTATTACGGGGCAAATTTTGTCGATGATGGTTTTGAATCCTATGAATGTTTCTGTAACTCGTAAAGCTAATGGAACTAAACGCTATACATATACAGGTGAAGAAGGTAAAGAATTTTCTAACGATGATATTTTGCATATCACAGGTTCTATAGTTATGCCCGGTCAGATTCGAGGCAAGTCAACTGTTGACACGCTAAAAGAAAATCTTGGATTAGCCATGTCTTTAGAAGGTTTCGCTGCCAGATTTTTTGGGCAAGGCACACAAACTTCGGGCGTGATTGAATATCCCGGAACACTTACAGCAGAGCAAGCAGAGAACCTTGCAAAAAGTTTTGATCGGATGCACAAGGGCTATCGTAAAGCACATAAGACAGGTATTCTTTCTGGCGGTGCTTCTTTCAAGCCGACAACTATTGCTAACGATCAAGCGCAGATGCTTGATTCTCGCAGACTTGCTGTAGAAGATGTTGCAAGAATCTTTAGAGTACCTACAGACATGATTGGTCTAAATAATGGCGGACAGAGTTATAACAGCATCGAACAAAAGCAGATCGCATTTGTAACTCATACTCTTAGACCTTGGTTGGCGAAACTTGAAGATGCTTTTTCTAGTCTTCTACCCGATTATTCTTTTATTGCTTTTAATACTGATGATCTTCTTCGAGGCGATTATGCAAGCCGTATTGAAGGTTATTCTAAGCTTCTTCAAAATGGTGTTCTTTCAACTAATGAAGTTAGGCGTAAAGAGAACATGAAGCCTATTGATGGTGGCGATGTTGTTCGTGTTCCTTTGACGAATGTCGATATAAATGCTTCTTCTTTGACAGAAAATGAAACTAAGGTTGCGATGGCGCAAAAACTTATTGGACTTGGATTTGTGCCTGAAGATGTTCTTGTTTCTTTAGGCTTGAATCCTATCGCTCATACAGGGTTGCCTACAGTGCAACTTCAAAATCCAACTACTATCCCTTCGGGTAGTTATGAAACAGGAGAA